CGCAAGCCTCTTCTTGAATTTCAACGGCGTGAAGTTCTTTAAGCTTTAAATACTGTTCTAGTTGTCCTGAGCCTGCAGCGCCATCGAATACTGACACGTATTCGCCACAGTATTTATTAATTTTGTCAGCTAAATATTCCCTCAGTTCTCTTCCTGTAATGTATTCAGCAAATTGATTAGCTTTCTTACGATTGTTATGTTCTTTCATTTATTACCCTCTCGCTTCTCCTGTGATACGATTCACATTCATATCCGCCACGTACTGCGGCACTACTGGTTTTTCTAGTTCATCAATCTGTTCGATAATTTCTAAAACGTCCCCCTTCGGTATCATTTCGATATCAAGGATAAAATATTTATCTTTAACGTTTAGCCCCTTTAGTTTTTCAATTTTCTCAATTGCTTCTTGTTTATTCATTCTTCCACCTCTTTAATTTCAAACGCTGGGTTATTCCAAATTCCAACACCTTCCCACGTCTCCTGTGTTTGTTCCACGCCTGACGTAAAAGGACTACAAGACATAAACCATTCACCTAGCTTCTCATTCCAACCTAGATATTGGTTTGTGTCTCTAAAAGAAGCGAGATACAGCTTCTCTTTCTCAACCTCATATCCGAAAAGCTTCATCTTAACAAGTGTCTCAATTGGTTTGTTACTAAGGTAATTAAACCATTCATGCAAATCTTCTTGTAATTTTCGTTCGTGGAAATCAACGCAAAGGCTGTGTAAGTTATATTCAAAGTAGTCTTTGTGTTCTTCATACCAGTCGGCTACAAATTGTGGCACTTTTGGTTTCTGCGGTTCGTCAATCTGATTGACAATCTGAATAGCTTTATCTCGAATTATTGCAAAATCGTCATATAGTTGTGTACTATGTTTTTTAATTTCTTCAATCGCTTCTTGTTTATTCATTATCAGCCTCCTAACAACTTTATCAACAAAACTAAAATGATAGTAATCACAATCCGCATAAAGCCGCTGCTTTCATCTTGATGTATTTGCGCATACGTTCCTTGTCTTCTTTGTTAGATACAACATCTGTAACCTCGATATTATCTTCAGGCGGTTCTTCATCACAGCTAACCTCTTCCATGTGTAATTTTACTCTTTCGATGCCGTTTCTTTGTTCGTACTGTGAAAGATATCCCAATTTCACACCTAAAAACTCAGCGCATTTTTCACGGGTTCCAGTAAACAACCACTCGCCATCCTTAAATAATTGATAGACCCAAAACTTGCGGCGTTCTTTCTCCTCCCGTGGTTTGCGTGTTAGCATTCGCAATTCTCTGCGTTTTTCCTGTAAAACATGCAAACCTTTGCGATGTCTATTATATACAGTAGATGGTGAAATCCCTAGCTTTTCAGCAATATCGTTAACTGTTCCTGTAAAAACTACATTCCCATCTAGTATCAAATCATAGATAGTAACTTCCCTTTTGTAATTCGCGTTACCCATTTTTCATCACCTCTTTCATTCGTTTAACAATTCTGTCATCTGGCAATACTGCAAGATTTAGCAATCGGTTCGCTTCTTTTGGTGTCGTATGTAACATCTTACTAATTTCAATATAGCTTTTAATATTTTTTTCTTCCGTCCATTCAATGAACTTCTCCAAAACATCAAACGGTGTTTCATTTTGATGTTTGCAAAATATAACGCAGTGTTTAGCTGCTGATTTATTTGTGTTTATTGTGCCCATTTACAATCTCCAATGCTTCTTCTGGACTTCTAGCCACTCCAGCTAGCGCCCCGAGGCTTCTCATCGTTTCCAAGAACTGTTTTTGTTCGGGTCTCACACGACCTGTTTCGTTTTTTACTTCGATGAAAAATACCTGTCCATCTTTTCTAAAACCAAACAAGTCTGAAAACCCTTTTGGCAAACCAGTATCAAAGAAACGTCCATCTGTCATTCTGACTTTACCAACATTCGCTCGAAACACTCTGTGTCCGTTTTGCGATAAAGCCACACGAATTTTACTTTGAATTAATGATTCTGTTGTCATAAACCACCTTTCTAGACTTTGTTACTAATGCAGTTACACCAACAAGTAACCGCCAAAACCTTTGATATCAAGGGGTTTGAGCATTTTCCGTTACTTGTTTCGGCATTTTTGCCTTTTCTCTCTATATATATTTATATTTATTTTATTTTTATTAATATTAATAAAAATAAGTAACAAGTAACAATGATAGCGAAAAACGTTGATAATAAAGGCATTTCGTTGTTACTGGTATCGGTAACAAGCCAGTAACATCACTCCTTGCAGTAACATTTGAAAGCTTTTTGAGGGTCTTTTTCATTGTTCCAAGGAAAAATGTTGTAATATGTCGGCGCATCTTCATCTGGGAAGAATTTGCCTTTTATTCTTGCAGTTTTTAAAATCCAACCATTTGGAATATTACCAGCCAACTCTTTTTCAAACGTTGTTTTCTTTAACGCTGTATAGCCGTTTTCTTTGCACCATTCTTTGTATAGCCACCACAAGAAACGTGTTGGCAGTGCTGTAGATTCAAAATTATCAAACCATTCTTCAACGAAAGCAAGAACAGTATTATTGTCTTTCTTAAACACTTTCATTTGTTCTTCGGTTGCTTTTGGTTCGCTAAATCTATCAAAATCAAGATTAATAGCTTTCCAAAGAACATATTCAAGTACTTCTGGGCGTTTAATATAATCATCTTTAATCGACCAGTTATCATCTTTAGCGCTAAACGTCTTCAAGAATGGAATGATGATAATACGTCTGTATGTACCATTTGATTTATTTTTAAACGATGGCATACCATTTGTTGATTGAATGACTGTTTTCTTGAATACAGCCATATAAGGATTTTCACCTTTCTTTTCGACAGAAACTGGTTCACCAGTCACCACGCTGTTAAAGTTTGACGATTCATCAACGTAGATACCTGCTTGAACATCGTCACCGATAATCACTGTTTTACCTTCAATAATCGCCAAACCAAAACGCTCTGCAAATTGGTTTAATTTCAAAGGTGCAATGTTACTGCTCCCGATTAGATTGGTAATTAACTGTTGGTAAGTTCCTTTACCATCATTACCGTTACCGACCAACCAAATAGATTTTCGATAACTGTAATTGCCGTTTAATGACGCTGAAATCACTTGCCATAGTAAATTTACAAGATCTTCATCGCCACTCATTAAATCCAAGAGCCACGACTCCACGTCCCAACCGTCAATGGCGGGGAGCGGGGCGTCTGGAACTATCTTAGTTTCAATGGTGCTGAAATTAATAAATTTATAATCGAATGGTAGCAATTTGCGTTTTTGTCTGTCGTAAATGCCGTTTTTAACAAGAATGAACCGTCTGACGTCTCTGTATTCTGGCTCAAAGTCGCAGTACATACCTTGAAATTCATATTCACGGTCCATACTCGCTAACATGAACAGCACGTTACGGCATTTGGTTTCGTTGAATGTTGGTTCCATTAAATGGATAATTTTATAAGCAAATCGTGGGTCTTTATGGTAAAAACCTTTGTCAGGGTCATATATTGCTACTCGACCGTTTGGCAACGTAACGACGTGACAGAGCTTATTGATGCCTTCAGTAACCTTTAACTCGCTTAATTTTTTAACTTTTTGGTTTTTTGGCTTATCTTCGTTGATTTTATCTAGGTAATCATTTCGATAAGCAATGCATTTATTCTTTAACGCTTTCCAGTTCGTTGGTTTGCTCGGCGCAAAAACGTCTTCTTGTAATTTTTCGCGGTAGTAATCAAAATCAATCACCACGTCTTCTCACCTCCTTGTCTAACATACTTTTGAAAGTTCGTTCAAATTCACTTTCTGGCAGCGGTTCTGCTGTATTGTGATTTGCGATTCTTGCTAATTCGTAAGTGGCTTGTATGTCAACGTTTCTTAACAGTAAGCCGCCCACGAATTCAGCTAGTGCATTGTTTCTTCCACCTTTGTCACCCCAACCAAAAATGATTTGCTCGAATAATTTTGCTGTTTTACTGCTTCCTTGATAGCCATTATCCGCAAAACTCGAAAAGTCATACGACGGCATATCAGGCTTTAAATCTTTCAAAACTTTCACTAACTCGTAAGGAGCTTCAGCCATTTCACCGTTTTCTGGAGAGTGAACCATATCCCACTTGTATTGCCCATTAGAGGTATTTGACGGAGCGACTAACACATAGTTGTTAACGTGTGCTTTTAAATCCACGCCGTCAATGAAACCAATATTTTGAGAAATACTAATATCATCACGTTTTTTTAAAAATATGTGGCGTCCACCACTAGGCGTGGTTGCCTGCAAGGTCTTTGGTATCAACCTTGCATGCTCCCAATGCCTTAAATTCTCTAGTCCGTTAACATCACCGTGCATATCTACATCGATGACGAAGAACGAATCGGTTCGAATTGCTATGTTAGCATTTGGATAATCTCTCCACCATCGCTTAATTGTGATTTCGTCGGCTGGTGGTTTATCTGCAAAACTAACAAGCGGTTTCTTACTATCTGGTGAGATAGGAATGACTGAAAATCCATTACGCTGATAGTGAAGTGCATAATCCACCATTTGCATAATTAGAATGGTAAATCAATATCATTCACTTCTGGTGCTTGCATACCTGAAAGTTCTGATTTCTCGATACGCTTAACATTCAAATTCTCGTATGTTTTACCGTTGTATTCAGATGTTTTGTTTTTGACAGTTACTTTAAGCGGTTTACCAACCAACATATTTAAATAGTCATCAAGACTGTTGAATTTAGTTCCATCTGGAATACCAGATTGCTTAGCGAGATTCATTACTTGTCCGACTGGATATTTCTTAGTTTCTTTATTGAGCCAGATTTTGTGAAAAATACGATTGTTTTTAAAAGGCTGGTTGAAATCTTCACGGATTTTAAATTGGATATCTAAGAAATCAGTCCCGCCTTGGCTGGCGTTTTGAACAGCTTTATCAACAATTACTTCATAAGTTCCGTCTGTTACTTTTGCAAATTCTTGTGCTTTAGAGTAGTCAATTTCAAATAATGTCATGTTTTTTTACCTCAATATTCCTAGTTTTTTAGCCATGTACCAAACCCAACCATTCTTGTAGCCGTGCTGGTCACGGTATTCCTTAAGTTCGTCCATGTTTCGACACATATCTGGTGAAACATAAGTCTGAACCTGTTTTTTAATTTTTTGCTGTTTTTGTTCATTAATTTCAGCGAGTTCAGCTTCTCGCATAATTTCAATCTCTTTTGCAGTAGGTGGATTGGTAAAACCGCAATCTGGACACGTCCGTTCGCTTGACCAAAATGTTGCAAAACACTTTTCGCACACTCGAACGGTTGGCTCGCCAATTTTTGCAGTCTGTTTTTTCTTAACAATCCCTTGCAGCGACCATTCTCGGTCTTGGTTAGGTAAGCCGAAGCGCTCAACGTTTCCGACATGGTCGATAATGATTGCTGTTTTGCCCTCGCGAGGATTTAAAGCTCGCATAGCAAATTGTAAGTAAAGAGACAAAGACTGTGTTGGTCTTAACATGATGCAAACATCAACGTTTGGTAAGTCGATTCCTTCGGTGAATAATTCACAGTTAACCATGATTTTTAAATCACCATTTCTGAATGCTCGCATTGCCGTCTCACGCGCCTCTCTTGGCGTTTTACCACTTACTGCGATAGAATTATAGCCTGCTTCATTAAACGCTTTAGAAACATTCTCAGAAGCTTCTACGCTATGCGTGTAAACAATAGCTTGTTTCCCTTTAGCTAACTTTTCATAATGCTTGATAACATCACCATAGATGACTGTCTTCATCGTTTCATCTACAGACACTTTGGTGAATTCTCCAGCACGTTTTTTTAAGGCTGATTCATTAATCATAAGCGGTGCATAGTATTTGAATGGTGCAATCCGTCCGTGTTCTTGTAACCATTTGACACTCTTTCCGAGAATCAAATCATCTGCAATATCGTCAAAACCTGAACCGTCTAAACGAACTGGCGTACCTGTGAAAAGTAGTTTATAAGCATTTGGAAAGTAATCAATAATTTTCTTGTAACTACTCGCCTTACTATGGTGAGCCTCATCAATTAATATGATTGTCGGTTCATCAAGCTTATCTAGTTTTCTAACTAGCGATTGAACACCGCCAATGGTTACTAAATCCATGTTTACTTCGTTATTTTCGAACGTCTTATAAACCTGTTCATTAATTTCTTTTCGGTGGCTGAAGAATAATACTTTATTATTTTTATCAGTTGCACCTTTTGCGATATGAGCCATCACCACTGTTTTTCCAGAGCGTGGCGGACTTTGGACAATGATAGAGTGGTTGCCTGCAATCATAGATTGCTTAATGCCGTCTACTAGCTCTTCTTGGTAGTCTCTAAGCTTCAAACTCAAATACTTCCTCGATAGGGCAGACTGTACGTTTATCTAACCGGTTCTTAGCATACGTGCCTTCAGACCCCTCTAAAACGACACCACGTCCGCCTGTTTTCTCGTTTACAATAATTCGTCCAACAACATCTGTTAACCCCAGCAACTGGTTTAAAACGCTCTCTCTGACTTGTGGAACATACTGCGTGATAATTTGCCCTGTTTCCAAATTTAAATCACGAGTATCTTCCCAAGCTGTTACATATATATTGACTGGCTTGCTGTAAATTGCCGTCAATACTCGCAAAAAGTAATTCGTCCATATCGAATAATGCTGTAACTCATTGCCGATGCCGTTTTTTGAACTACGACCTAGCTCAACAAACCAGTCTGATTGAAAACTCGAAATATTATCAATTACAAGATTGTCATATTCTGGAAGAACTTCATCGACTTCTTTCAGAAAGTTAGTCATGCAATCTGTCGGATGTTCTCTATCAAACTCTACAACGTCAATATTTTCACTCCCCGCCAAAACACGTTGTGAATTATCGAGTGATAATACTAGTGTTTTGCCTTTTAGCTGTTTAATCAGTGTCGTCTTACCTAAACCGGGTTTCCCATAAATGAGGATCCGCCAATTTTCAGTGAGTCCAATGTTACTTGCGTTAGTAATCTTCATGTTCCCACTCCTCAAACTCGTTACCAGTCAGACCAACCCATTCGACAAGAATAGTAGCAACATCTTCCATGCCAAGCTGGTAACCAACGATTTCATGCTTCCAACAATGCTTATTCAATTCGATTTCATGGTTTAACCAATCTGCAGCATTATAACTAATGCCGTCAACATACTCTTTTACAAAAATCATTTACCATATTCCTCTTCTACCAATTCTGTTAGTACTGTTTCAAAATCAATAAAGTTTTTAACTTGCCTTTGTCTTTCAGCAAACAGTGCTTCCGTTGGAATATTATCGAAAATTGGTTGCCAGCGCTCGATAATCTCTTGCATAGCTTCGTTGACTTCTTTTTCGATTTCCTTTGTAAATTCACCGTTTTTAATTTGAATAGTTTCGTTACTGACACCACCATATTTTTCAAAAACTTCTGGTGCTAAAATCAATTTTTTGCGTTTATTAACATAAATTCTCAATCGTATGCCCTCGCTTTCCATAGTTGATTAATCTCTTCGCTTTCGCATTCTGGACATTCAAGTGGTGGGTAGCTATTAACCACATCCCAACACTCACCACAGTCCAAGCATCGGTATTCGTATGTGTACATATGTTTACCTTTCTTAAATTGCATCATCTGGTAAACCGTGCATACGATTGTACGCTATTTGTTTTTCTTCGTACGGGAAGTGTTCCGAATACACGCGCGTTGGCACTTCTTCTGTTTTTTCTTTTTTAGCTCGCTTGCCGACAAATGGCAATGTAATTACTTCAACGAACGCTAAAACTGCGACTGCGATAATTAAATATGTCATGTTATATTCCTACTCTTTCTTCTAGTTTGATGTTTTTCAGCATTTCAGCTAACGTTTCTTTTTTACTCAAATATCGGTTACGTGATTTCCATTTAACGAACAGTTCAAATCCTTTGTAATTGATGAAAACAATTTTATGTGTTGGATTGTCAATATATTTCCTAAACTCTGGATGCTCACGCATTTCAGCTGCCCATTGCTTAGCGACGGGTTTGCTCAAACCTTCCCAACGTTGCATCAAGTGGTCATAATCGCCCCACTCCGCTTTTTCGTCGTTGCCAACAGCTTTATACGTTATATTTGCTTTCGGCATAGCACACTCCTTTTAAATGTGATATAATCTAGTTAAGTTTTTTTGTGTAAGTCACTGATTTTTCAGTGGCTTTTTTTTGTTTCCAGCTAGGTTGGTATAGCCCTAGCAAGCCTCTTTGTGGTATTCTTTGGAGGAAATACATTAATTTCGGATAATTAAAATAAATAGGAGACTTGTCAATAAACTGTGTAAAATATTATGCCTGCTAGAGCCGTATCAACCTAGCTGGAAGTATTTAATTAATTGTCTTTATCATCTTTGCTCAGTAGTTTATCAGCAAAATACAGTTGACCTTTACCAGTGATTTTAGGCGTCTTGTTAATGCTGATGTGACCGTCTGCATGGTTGATAGTCGTTTCTTTGATTTCAAATAAGCCAAGTTCCATTGATTTTTGCGTTGGCATATTCTTATCGCTACCTTTACGATTAATTAGATAGCCATTCTCTCGCAACCATGAAAACATTCGATTCTGACCCAAGTCGACGCCGTTTTGACGCATAAGCTTAGCAAATTCACCGACTAAGATAGACGTATGACTTGCGCTGACTGCGTTAGCGAAGATGACTTTAGGCTTTTGCTCTTCAATTGTTGCTTCAAGCTTAATGATTTTGCGGTCGGCAATTTTAAGAGCTCGTGCCATGATTTTCTCTGGACTATTGAAGTCTTTTTCAACTTGGATGAAGTATTGGCGAACCTCTTTACCTTTGTCGGTACGTTGAATCATTGCGATTTCTTTTGCCATGTCTAATTTAAGGACGTGGTCATGTCTTGGACGTCCACCAGTACTTTTAGACAAAAATGTCGAAAAGTCCTCACCATCTGTAAAACCATACTCTGCCATACGTGGAAACCATTTATCATATGGTGTCTTAACTTCTAAGGCTTTATGTAGGTCACGTCCAGATACTACAGGTTCTTGATTTTCATTTAAAGTAACGTTAATTAAGTTGTTCATGTGTTATCCTTTCTGAATTCAATTTCCTTCTTGTTTGGTATAATAAATTCAAGAAGGAGGTGATATTTATGACTGAAATTCACGCTTGTCTTTGTGGTGAATGGGTTAATCTTTCTGATGATAGTGAATGCGTTATCGGAGAAAATCACCAAGACCCAATCACTTGGTGGAAAGAAGGTTCACCAGTATGGTCATCTGGAAATCTTAATTCAAATAGTTACGAAACCCTTGACTATGTGAATATTCATTATCGTGGCAAAGATTACCGCATAAATCCAATTTTTATTCAGATTGTAAAGTATTAATCTTTGTTCCAGAAAGAATAATTATTTTCAATCTCTATAATGTCTAAGTCGTCCAGTATAATCTGGTCGGCTTTTTTGCTTAATTATGCTTCTACTGCTCTATTCAGTTCAAACCACTCTCTTTTAGTAAATTTCTTACGAAATTCGAGAAATTGTTTAATAGATTCGTTCATGTTTGTTCCTTTCTAAGTTTGATATAATGGAATAAAAACGAGGTTTTTATTATGGGTAAAATGTTAGTTTCATGGGATTTTTGGAATACTATCATAGCTTTATTGGCTTTAGTAGTCGCGATTTATTCTGTCTGGTACACTAGACAAAGAGATAAAGCAAGTCTTAAAGTCGTTGAAAGCTGGTGGAAAAAACCAGACGGCAATCCGTTCTTTTTGGGGTTTACCATCTTCAATAATTCATCAACAGCAATTAAAATCACTAATATTGAGCTACTAACAAAAGACGATAAACCATTACATGTCTTAAAAAATCACGAATACAACGACCCAGATTACAATCCTGATAGCCTTTTTTCAAAAATATCCTATAACCCATTTTTTGATGAGGAAATATTTGAAACATCTAGGTTTATTCCCTCAGGTCAAGAATGGAACTTAAAATATTATGTTAAATCATTTGGCAATCCCGTTAAAATCAGAATAACCGCTGACCGACCACTCCATCGTTGGTCAAAAACTAAAACATTTTCAGTCCATTTCATGAAGTCTAACTAAAATCACAACATTTAAGATTAAGTTAGCGATTAGTGCTATTGTTAATACTGTATTGCTCATGTTTGCTCCTTTTAATTTTCTTCAAATTCTTCCCACGGTTCACGAATGCTAAGAATTTTAGAAACACGTAGTTTTAAATCAACACTACCTTTACCAGATTTAAGCAAATCAGTAATAGTACCTTGACTTCGTAAACCAACCGCTTGTGTCAAATCTGCTTTCGACCAGTTTTTCTCTTTCAATCGCTGTTCGACTAAAGCAATCCACTTTTTGTGTTGTTGACTCATTTTTATCTTTCCTTTCTTTAAAATGGTAAGCGAATTTTTTTGCGAAAAAATTATAAAATATATTGACAATAATTAAAATTAGTTTTAAAATCAATGTATAAGAAAATCACTAACAAAACACTTGATAAA